ACGGGAGTAACAGGAGCTACAGGTCCAACAGGAGCTACGGGAGTAACAGGAGCTACAGGTCCAACAGGAGCTACGGGAGTAACAGGAGCTACAGGGCTAACAGGAGTAACCGGGCCTACTGGAGTTTTCTTATCAGTTCACGGTACTTTTGGTAATGATACTAATGCAGGTCCATTTCCGGCTAGTGGTACTGATACTACTGGAACTGTTATTCCAGTGGAATTTGCAAGTCCGCCGCCTATAAATACTCCTGGTGCGTTTACTCTTAATCCTAATGGTTCTGTTACTGTGAATATAGCTGGAATATATGAAATATCAGGATCTGTTGTTTTAGCACCTGGTTTTGGTGGTAATTTTGGAATTCAAATAAATGGTACAGGTATCGCAGTACCATTTATGAACTCTTTTGGTAATTTTGGAAATACCACAGGAACAACACAACTTAATCTAACTACCATTCTTAACGTTGCAGCAGGTGATGTTATATCTATAGGTTTAAGTACTAGTGCTACATCTCCTGTATTACTTTCTTTTGCAGGCGGTAGTGGAACGAATACTAATGCTGTTACACTATCTTTTGTGAAAATAGAATAATTGCTATTAAATCATAAAAAAGCCATCTTCTCTAGTTGAAGATGGCTTCGTTCTATAACTATAGACAGGTCAAAGAGCATTCTCGGAGTGACTGAAAAATGCTCTTTGTATAGAAAGGTTAGGATATTTCTGAGACAATTTTAATATATGCAATTAAAGCATATTGTGTGACATATATATAAGTCAATAGGGTTTGGAATCGGATAAAATAAGGATTGAAAAAGAGCATCGACCCGGAGATGTAGGGTGATGCCCGAAAGACATTGAATGTCGGAGGTAACTTCAATTTCATTATATGTTATTCTTTTCCTAATATTACCCGATTACAACAAAAGAGCACCTTTCCGATGAAAGATGCCCTCGTTCTATAACTACAGCTAGGTGTCCGTTATAGATTATGCAGTTCACGCAAATTGTATACCATAATAAATTACTCTACAACTCCTACTTATTTCATCATTATGAATCCGTAAACCACCCCGTGAGCTCCCCTGATAAACACAGCTATGTCATAAAAGTTGTTGGCAATCGCCCGATCTTTCACAAGTGTTGTGATGTGTAAACCAAGTTTTGCGCACGGATACATATTTTACCTCTTCATACATACCTCGTCAAGTCGTTTAGAATAATACGAGTTGTTCATCTTCTGCTTGTTGTACTACAATTTCCCATTGGTACAGGTTCCCCAGTCGCCTTCGGAACTCCTTTTCCATCTCCTGTCGCACATGTTCAGGTGTTAATGCGTAAATTTCGAGATATTCTTCCGCATACTGTTGTCCACTGGGAGAGAAAATATTATAAAAGACTTGATATTTTTTCATGATGTATCACCTCGAATGTTGAATAGGTAGCAGTATAGCAACTGTATTGTTATTATGGTAAAGAGAAATGGTTTCTAACCTACTGTAACAAGAAAAAAACACCTCATTATGAAGTGTTTTTTTCTGTGCTTCAATCCAAAAGAAAGGTGTGTTCTCAATAAGAGTATATAACAGCACATAGAATAGGACAAGAGTTTATTCGGGAATCCCCCCCACAATCCGCCCACATAATTATCGTTTTGTATCGGAAACTATCGGTGATGATAAATGATGAAATCTGAGGGAATGCTAAAAACCCACGGGTTTAGTCGTGGGTTTTTACACTGAATATATTAGAAATACAAGTAAGCCTATGACTTATTGTACATGTGTCTGGTTTGGATTAATTATACTCTTTCACCTATTAAAAATAATTTATACTGTTCTTCGAATAAACAAATCGCTTCGTGTTTTGTCTTTGCTGATATGGAAAAGTTAAAGACAACACTTTTAATCTCCCAACGCCCCAAAATTTTTCTCGAGCAGATCGCGACAGTTTCTCCTAAATATTGCAGTTTATAAATGTGTTTTCCTTTTATTTTGTTTTCTGTGAACATGACAATAGTCCCTCCTGGTATTTCTGTTTTTCAAACAAAAAAATGAGAATCTATATATAGAATATGGACCTTGTAGGACTCGAACCTAGGACCGGACGGTTATGAGCCGTCTGCTCTAACCAACTGAGCTAAAGGTCCGTTGATGAGAAAAGCACTCTTTCGAGCGCCTTTCCTTGTGTTACTAATAAGGAGTTTTCTTTTTCAATTCACAATGCACATACAACATAATAACAGCTCGCTAACAATATACCATAAAAATAGAATTCAAGTGATAAGAGAATGCGTGCCATCAAACTACGTTGGTTGAAGTTAAACCCCATATATACAAGGGTTATTAGTGTTTGGCTGAAGTGAATATGCGAGAAAACATGCAAACAATACCATGTGAGGTCATATTATTCCACTGGAATTACGTAAATCTTCCTTAGAAAAACTTTACAAACGGAACGTGTGTGCTATAGTGTATATACAAACGAACGTTCTTACTGGAGGTTATCACATGAATCATCTACTTAAATGTTCACTCGATCAAAACATACCTATCGAATTAATTTACTTAAAAGATTCAGGAGATTTCTCTCAAAGGACAGTGATTGTTAGAAAGATATATGAAGAGCGTGTATTGGTGTATTGTATGCAAAAGCAACAGGTCAGAACGCTGAAATTAGCTAATATACTATCGGTTGATAAGGTAAGGAAGGACTATCGATATGCTTAAAAATACATAATGAGGTGAAATCACATTTCAACAGCAAATCCGAAACCCACAAAAAAGAAGAAGAGTAGTTCAAAAGAACCAAGACCGTATATGGATGAATTCGATCAACAAGAAGCGACTGAATTGATTCAGTTTGCAGTACAGGATGATACAGAGTTATTGTTCACCGTGTATAGAAAGTATAGAGAACCCGAAATTATACAAGGGAAGATTGTTAAACTTGAACCAAAAAAAGGTAGAATGTTACTAAGTACATTCTACGAAGTACATATAATTCAATTTATGGATATTTTAAAAGTAGGAACACCTAGCGATTGAGGCTAGGTGTTTTTTTGCCCACCGACCTTCGATATTTTGCCCATCATTTGCCCACCGATGTATCGATGGAATTCGTGAGGTTTAGGAAGTAAGATCACTTCCATCTATGAGGAAACCCCTGAAATATCAGCTTTCAAAAAAGATATCGGAGGTTTTCTGCGCCTGAAAATAAATTTGAAATATATGGTCGTTGTCCAAGATGTAAATAGATAAGCGTTGATATAAAGAGGTTTTAGGCAAATGGTGAAGAGGTTGAAAACAACATTGCCCACCATTTGCCCGCCTAGTTCATACGAGTTTTTACAGCTTTGTTTAATCGGTCAGAAGATATCTCTTTCATTTCAAGTGAAATATGTGAGTATAAATCCATTGTTATAGAGATACTTTTGTGCCCTAACCTTTCGCTAATACTTTTTAAATTCTCGCCAATTTCTAACATGATAGAAGCATGGGAGTGTCTCAAATCATGGAACCGGACATGAGAATAACCTAAAGCCTTACATGTAGCTGTAAGAGCTCTTCCAGCGGCTTTTCCATCTGTAGGTTTAAATGATGCTGTGGTTACGAAAAAATCATCAGTCCAAGGTTGTCCGTATTTTAAACATTCTTTTCTTTGTATCAATTGCCATTCTTTTAGTGAATCGACAAGGAATTCGGGTATTGATATTAACCTGACACTTTGAGATGTTTTGGGAGTTTGGATAATAACACCCTTTCCAGATACGCTATTCGCTTGACGAGAGATATTAATTAGTTTTTTATCCATGTTAATATCCACCCATTTTAAACCGTGGATTTCCCCGCGACGCATTCCTGTGAATAAAGCTAGTTCAATGGTATACCCATGGTTCGTGTTATTTTTTGCGTACTCAATAACGTTAAGAGCCATATCGAGTGTTAAAAAGTTCCTGGGGTGTTTTGGAATTTTGGGCGGCAAAACATCGTTCATAATATTATTAGAGATTAATCCCCATGATTTAGCGTCGTTAAAAAGTGCTCTTAAAACATTATGGATTGTACGAATGTATTTCGGAGTGAGCCCTTCGTTTTGTAAATTTACGTACCATTCTTGTATACCTAAAGTGGTGATATTGTTGATGTTTGCATAACCGAATTTTTTGGCTATGCGATTATGCATTATACCGGAGAAAACCGAAAAGGTTGTAGGCTTGTATGAATTCGTTTTCAATTGAATCCATTTATCTATTAACGTATACATTGTCATGTTCGATTCTTTCACGAAAGTGTTTTGGCGAATATCTTCTTCAATTTTAGCTGCTGCTATTTGAGCTTCTTTTTTTGTTTTAAAGCCTCCCTTAGTTGTTTCTCTCTTTTTTCCGGTTGAATAATCAATATACTTTATTCTATATTCCCATTTTACTCCTCTTTTTCTGAAACTAGCCATTTTAAAGCCTCCATTTCTTAGTTTATGTAAGTGAAAAAGAACTTCCCGTTGTTTTTTGATATTTTAAAATCAATAATTCTTTAGGTATTCCTGTATAACAGGAAATCGCATCTAATGTTTGAAATTCTTTTGTATAGGCATACCAATCCTCGTCAGGCAATAACAGTTCGACAGCAAATAAATTAGCTTGTCTCTCTAATTTTTCTACAGTTCCAAATGTATTTGCACGTAAAAAAGGAGTATTGATATGCCTATGCATTTTGCAATGTCCTAGCTCATGTGAACAAGTAAGTGTCTTATCATTATCCTCTAAGTTTTTGTTAATACAGATATATTGGTTTTTCTTATTGTATTTATAGAAGCCCATGATACTGGGATGTAAATTTTTATAGAATACATGAATATTCATTTGTTCGGCTATTTTAAATGGGTTTGTCGTGTTGTATTTTCTTGCTAGTTCGAGTGCTTCGTTTTTTTCGTAGTAACCCACTATACCCCCCCTTTTTTTTATAAGTTATTCCGCTTCTTTTCTATACTTTTTAGGAATATATTTTTTGTTCACTTTTTTTGTGTGTTTTACGATATATTCCATTGCATCCATTAATGAATCTAGAGCTTCTTCGGAAAGGGGCTCACCTGAAAACATCAAGCCATCACTGTTTGTTAAATCATTACGTATTTCTTCCATTCTCTTACCGATGTCTTTTCGATCTTTCTCTGTGAAACCTTCGGAGTCTTTAATGTCATGGAAATTCTTTTGATTACTTCGTCCTAATAAATAATCCGTAGTGACGTTGAAATAATCAGCTACTTTTTGAAGCGTGTCAGATGAAGGGGTTTGCTTTTTCCATCTATATAAACTGTTTTTCCCCATATCCAACTTTCGTTCTAGTTCAGAAATTGAAATTTTTTGTTCCTGGGCTAATTTTTTTACTCTATCAAATGTGTTCATTTCAACCACCCTTACGCAAATGAATATAAATCTATCGTTAAAAATAGAAAATAACATTGACATCTATTCTTCGGGATAGTAAACTATATTCATAAGCTACTTATTCAGCTTTCGAAACACTACTAAATAAAAGCCAAAGACCACGTTCCCCAACGTAAATAGGCTATTCTTGTAGGTTTGTTTAGCTATGCCCTTATTCTATCGTTCGAGATAGAATAAGTCAATAGAAAAGCTAAATATTTAGCTTTTTATCTAAAAGAGAAAGAGGAGGTGATAAATGTGGACAATACATTTGGCAAAAAAATTAAAACTTGGTTGATTCTCAATGACATGCAGCAAAAAGATTTAGCGGGTATGTTAAACATTTCTAACGCTTACTTATCAGATATTCTTCTTGGAAAGAGAAAAGCTGAGAAAGTGAGACAGAAAATCATCAAAATATTAGATATTAAAGAGGTGTCTTAATAAAGTACACGAAGACTTTTACTCAAATTTGAGCAGCGTGAGTATTTACGACCTATCTTTGATAACGAGACACTTACGAGTCGACATTGGTGCCGAGACGCAAAAAAAATAGGAGGTTTCATAATGACAAAACAAACGATTGTACATGTACCAGAACAAAAAGTAGTTGCGGTAGAGCAACAGCTAGTAAATTTTAATGGCGCAGAAATCATGGCAGTTAAAGCGAATGATGAAAAAATTTACATTGGCGTTAAGTGGGTATGCAAAGGAATCGGTCTATCAGACGATCAAATGAGGAATGAACGCAAGAAGATTCAATCGGATTTAGTTTTCCGTTCAGGATGGGTGAAGTTGAGGCTTTCTACCAATGGAGGGATGCAAGAGGTTCTATGTATTGAATTACAGTACATTCCATTATGGTTAGCAAAAATTTCAATAACACCTAATATGAAATTAAATCAACCACAAGTCACAGAAAATCTAGTTATGTATCAACAAAGGATAACAGACGCATTAGCAGAGGCGTGTAGTTTTAAGAAAGATTCATCAGAAATGATGCAAGAAAACCTTAAGAATTTCTTGGTGTAGCATGAAGATGGTAAATCGTTTTTGTGAAAATGTGAAGTCCATAGCATAACAAGAATCTGAGAATAAAAAAGGAGGAAATCTAACTTATGAAACATTTAGTAGTAAAAACAGATAAAACACCTATTGAGGTATTATTAGCAGTTGATGAGGACGGGAGAACTTATGCGAGAAAGGTGTATAAATTTCTAGAATTGGCGAGCGGACAATTCGCTCGATGGGCAAAAACAAATATTACGGAGAATGGATTTGCTTTAGAAAATGAAGATTATATAGGGGTCGACATTGATGTCGAGGGTAATGTGGTTAAGGATTATAAGTTGACCGCCGGTTTCGCGAAAAAACTTTGTATGGCTTCTCATACAAAACGTGGAGAAGAAGCGAGAAACTACTTCATTAAAGTGGAGGAGAAATTAAAAGAAATAGCGCTCAATAAACAAAAACAACCTAAACAACCCAAGCCACGCAAAAAGCCAGTCAATCTCATATTCCGCCAAGAAATGGACATGGCAAAAACACTAGCGAGTGTAGCGGGTGTCAAAGAAGGGATCGCCTATGCAGTAGCTATCGAGCGTGCGGAACAGAAAACAGGAGAGAATTTTTCTTCTTATAAAAAGCTGTTACCTACAGCGACACATGAAACGGGATTCCTGAACCCAACTCAAATTGGTGAGCGAATAGGGCTGAAAGCCAAAGGCGTGAATCAACTACTCCTCGAACAAGGCTTACAAGTCAAAAAGGATGAGAAATGGCGCTTAACCGATGAAGGAAAGAAGTACGCGGAAGAGATGCCGTTTACCCGTAATGGACACAGTAGCTATCAAATTAGATGGAATGAAAGTGTAGTAGAAAGATTACGAGTTTAGGAGGTTTCATATGCAACCGGGAGTAAAAATCATCGTAGATAACGACTATTTAGAACGGGAGATTAGACGCCGAGTTGACGAGCGATTAAAAGAGGTTCTAGCAGATATGGGAGTCGGTACTTGGTGGGACATGGGACGATTAAAATACGAAACTAGCCGAGGGTATGACTGGCTTACTAAGCATATTATCTATGACCATCGGGTGCGTGATTTCGCGAAACAGAAGAATAGCCAATGGTTATTTAAAGCACCTGAGATGAAGGCGTTTCTGAATACATTTCATGATGAATTATAAGGAGGATTTAAAATGAGCAATCAGTTAACAGCAATACAAGAAGAAGCAAAACGTTATCAACAAGAATTTGGCGGAGAGATATTTGTCTTCCCGATCGAAGAAGAAAATCCGCAATCTTTATATGCAGTGGTTGTATACGCAGGAGAAGCATTCCATGTCTTTAGTGAAGCGGTAACTGTAGAAGACGCGGCAATCGGGGTACAAACGATTTTGGAATGCTTTGAAAAAGAAGGAATGGAAAAGGAGTATGCAGAGGTTGTACGGTTTATCACTGGTGAAGCTCAACTGAATGCGCCGCACGTTACCATGAGGCGATTAAAAAAAGAGAGTAAATTCGTCACAGTTCCAAATAAATTTGACTATTTCGAACAAGGGGATGGATACGCATTAAGCGCAAGAGGTGTTTTGAAATATACCTATATAGCTATGGTGCAAGAACAATTGCCGAAAGCAATTCAATTCATGAATAAATATTATCGATTACTTGTTACCAGAGGTTATGGGAAATCCGTAGCGGGGATTAAAAAAGAAGTGAAGCGAATGAATGAGGATGAAGCTATCGGATGGTTAGAATGCACGTATGAAAAATATTTAGGGAACGGCGATGAAATTATGAATATCATGAATTCTTTAAAATAGAGGAGAGATCGATATGAATCAATTGCAAGTTTTTAATCATCGGGAATTTGGAGCTTTAGAAGTTATTCAACTTAATGGGAGGGAAATGTTTAATCTCGAAAATGCAGCATGGTCACTTGGATATACGAAAGTAGCAAAAGGGAAAACGTACCTTCGAAAAGATCGTATCGATAAAGTTATCCAAAAAGCTGATATATCGGTAGTTGTCCACGATGGACAACCGTACATTACAGAAGATGGACTATATGAATTTATATTTGAAGCGGGAACAGAGAAGTCGAAGCAATATCGAAAATGGGTTACAAGCGAAGTATTACCAATCATTCGAAAAACAGGTGGTTATGTAGCGACCGGAAGGGAAGAGGATTTTATTCAACAATACTTTCCGAGTTTCTCTGATGATGTAAAACAAATGATGGTTCTGGATTTGCATACTAAAAATCAAGAATTAACCAATCAAATTGAGGCCCAAAAACATAAAGTGCTATTTGCTGAATCAGTACAAGCTTCGACAAACTCAATCTTAGTCAAAGAGTTATCGGTGCAATTAAAACAAAGAGGTATAGATATTGGTCAGAATAGATTGTTTAAGTATTTCAGAGAAAACGGATACCTGTGTAAGAAGAAAGGTAACATGTACAATACACCAACGCAAAGATCAATGGAAATGGGGTTATTCGAGAGACAACCATATATACGAACAAATAGTAAAGGTGAGTTCGAAACAAAATATACCCCAAAAGTAACAGGCAAAGGGCAATTGTATTTCATCAATAAATTTTTAGGAAAAAACCAAACAGCATAGGAGGAATCATAATGACTGAAAACATGTTAGTAGGAGTAATTGAAATGTTAGATATGGTTAACAAACACACTGGGGATTACGGTGATTATGAAAGTAGAGAAGAGTATTTGTCGAGTGCAATCCGTGTAGCAATTGAAAATCTTAATGTATACAAGAAGTACATGCGAACAGTGGACAAAACTCTGATTTTTACTGTAACAAAGCTGAATTTCGCATGTGGCACTGTTAAGTATGGACTACAGGCATATACAGAATTCGCTGATGAATTAGACTTCGGGATGTTCGATAGCAAAGAGGAAGCGTATGAGCGTAAGGATTACTATACGACAAATGATGCTGATTACTGCGAATTGGAGTTAGCAGAAACATACGGTCCGGAGGAAGGTGGATGAAAGTGAAGAAAAAGCCGGAATTTAGATACACGATCAAAGGGGAAGACTTCGAACTTCACACCAATGATCCAATGGCTGTACGTAAAATAGCGCATGATTTTGTGATAGCTGTTCGCCTTCAAACAGCGAAAAATAAGTACATGCAATATTTCTTGAAAAGTGAAATAACGGTTGTAGATAATCACCACAGGAAATAAACGTAACCTATTCATCAGGTTGTCAACCAAATTCAATTAAAAATTGGGAGGAATAAAAATGGAAAACATGCACATAGCGGTAAACGCAAAAATTAAAGGTTTAGAACGAGCGAAAGAATTATTGGAGGAACTCAATAGTTTGCAACTGGAACTGGTTGTAGAATCTCCGAAGGAGATAGAGGGGAATACGCCAATCAACTTAGAGGTTACATTAGACGGGAGAACGATAGCAGAGGCGACTTACGGTGCTGACTGCGCTTCGAAACATAATATAAATCGAAATATCGAAAGAGCATTGACCATATGCAGATTCGCTGAGCAACAAGGGTGGAGCGAAGACGAATTGATTGAGGTAATTCGCCTTTTAAACTCTAATACACAAGATAAATTACTAGGATTATGAATCAGTATTTAAATTTTAATATCAAAACCGAGGAGGGAATAAAAAAATGAAAACTACAAATTCGAAGATAAAAGTTGAAATAATGGGAATGGATGAGGTGAAGAGTTTAATTGAAAAGCTGAGTGAAACGGAATTAGAGGTAGTTTTGCAATGGGTAAATGAAAGGGAATCAGAGTCAGAAAGTGACCATAACAGCCCGTACAAACCGCCATACGAAACAGAGTTACCTCTTAAAACAAGAGTACGAGAAATCATGAGAATGCTAGAGGGGCTAACGTATATGCAATGGCAAGCGATTGAGAGAGAAGTTAACCATGAATATAGCAGATTAGCAAATAAAAACATCCTCCGTACTAGAGAGTGCATGTTAAAAAATGTGTTGCAAGATGAAAGCTTTTCAACCCCTGCAGCAACAGAGGTCGAAAACAAAATAGATATAGAACTAGATGGTAGAAAAATTAGTGAATTAAAAATGTAATTGTTCTTTAATGGCGGCTTTCATTTTTTCTTTCATACGCTCGTGTAACGTATCTTGATAGATTTGAGCAGCTTTCTGAGAGAAGATTTCAACAGCTTCCTCAGGTTTGAGGTTTTTAAATTCTCGCATAGATTCAATGACGTTATTTAAAACTGCATCAGTAATATCGATATGAGCATCTTTAAATAAATCAGCTATTTCTATAGGGACTGTAATATTTTTATCCATCATTACCACCTCCTTCCGTAATATTATTCTACTATGCTATGGAAGGGAGGTCACCTTAAAAAGAAAGGGGCTGAGAGAAATGATGTATCTAAATCTCAACTATCAGAATGTAACGGTAGCTGATTATGCTAGGTTGCTACGTGCGTATCCTTTTGCAAGTACTGAGGAAAAGTGTCGTATCAAAGTAAGAATGTACATTTTAGATAAGCTAATCAAGAAGGGTGAAAACGATGTTAAATATTCAAGTTGAAGAGGAGATTGCTGATGTTTTAGAAAATCTCGATATTGAAATTGAAGTCATGGAATCAAAAATTAACGAGATGAAAAAGGAATTAAAAGGATTAAAAATAAACAGAGATAAAATCAAAAAGCCAATCGAGCTAGCAAAGAAAATTAGCAAATACGAAAAGATGTATCCAGAAGGTGCGGAACGAAACTTAAAAAGTTTAGTTAAAATAGATGAGTCTTTTGAAGAGTGGCATACCAGATTTGGACGATACACAAAGGGAGGTAGTAAAGATATTGATTGGTCAAAACAACAATATGAAAACTTTGGCTACACGAGCAACTACATCAAATGGTTAATTGAATCTGATGACCAAAGAATCGGAGGAACAGAAATATATAAACAAGCTAAGGGTGAGAAGATTGGCTAAAACAGAACAAGACCGGCTCATTGAGTTAAGAAATCAGTCGGCAAACAAACAGTTTGATGCACTCTTGAAACAGAATCGAAAAGACTTCGTTTATTTTGCTAAGGAGCATATGTTTTTCGGTAAAAAGCTCAAGAAACTACATTTGATGAGTACAGGAGCATCTCAAGAGGCTATTGCTGAAATAGATGAAGAGCTGGAGTATTTGAAAGGTGAATTAACGAAATATTCTATCTATTATTCGAGGAGGTAGACAAAATGATTGAAAACCCAATGGTCATGCATAACGGATACGGGATTAAGGATCCACAAGAGTATGAGCCGATACCTGTCGAGGATGTATGTGGATCTGAGGTATTTGCCAATGATGATATTTTGGTATCTCCAGACGGCGAGGTACTTCTGAGAGAGAATGCGGTTCCGTACTTACTTTCTGTCCTTGGATTTGAGGAAAGAACGGCAGGTGAACGGGATGAATTTACAACAAAAGATTGAAAATGAGATAGCTATTTTAAGGAGGCTAATTGCCCAATATAAGCGTTCTACAGACCCTGAATCTATTTGTATGGTTATTGCTTATGAGTATGGGTTGCAGGCACTTACCGAAGTGTACGAAATGACTAAACAGGAAAAGAGAATGCCATTTTAGGAGGATATGAATCATGAAAGACGGTGTAGTTCTAATGTATTGCAAGGATGGAGTGTTATACCCAGTGGCGTTAACGAATGAGCAAAATGAGATGCTTCAATTTTCGGCTCAGTTATTTCAGCCATTAAAAGTAGTTTTTGATAAACCGCAAGGTCAAGCTATTAATCTATTGGAGGGAAAGCAAAATGAAACTATACGAATTAAAAAGTAGCTGGAACCAACTACAAATGATGATAGAGGATGGAGTGGACCTGACTGAATTAGAAGATACATTACAAGCAATTGAAGAAGCAATCGATGACAAAGTACACAATATAGCTTTAGTGATTCGTAACTTTGAGGCTAAAGCAAAAGCTATTAAAACAGAAGAAAAACGTTTAGCGGACCGTAGAAAGTCACTAGAAAACCATTGTAAGAGTTTGAGGAATTACACCGAACAGCAAATGATTGCTGCGGGGAAACGCAAAATTGAAGGGACACTTGCAACAGTAAGCCTTCAAGAGAACCAAGCAAGCTTGAAAATTGCAGATGATGCTGTGATTCCACCTGAGTTTATGATTCCGCAGGAACCAAAAGTGGATACTACTGGACTGAAAGAGGCATTAAAACAGGGCATGAAATGGGATGGAATTACGTTAGAACAAAGTGAGAGCGTGAGAATCCGATGAATAGAAGTGAAGCGATCACTGAGTTATCAAAGGCATTGGTTAAATTCAATTCAGAGGTGAATAAAATCGAAAAGGATGCGAATAATCCTTTCCACAAAAATACCTATGCAACATTAGACACAATTATAGATGAAGTTAGGCCGATTCTTTCCAAAAATGGATTAAGTATCATGCAGATACCGAGTGGAGATGGTCAAAACGTTACATTAAAAACGCTCCTACTTCATGAAAGTGGAGAGTGGTTAGAAAGTGATGCTCTTACAATGAAGCCGGTTAAAAATGATCCGCAAGCAATCGGGAGCTGTGTAACGTATGCGAGAAGATATTCATTAGCGGCATTTCTAAGCCTAAATACAGGTGAGGATGACGATGGGAATCATGCAACCCGTGCTCAAGATAAGGAGAAAAAGAAAACTGACAAAAAGCATAATAGCAATGTACCACCAAAAGAACAGAAGCGACAAGCGGAAGTAGCGGATGGTCAACGGATAAAAGCGATTCATGCCCAAATCAGAGAATTAGCCCAAACATATAACATGGAATTTGAAGAGACAAAAGCGACTGTTAAGGAATCGTTGGGTATTCAAACCTTCGAAGGTATCACTGTACAACAAGCGTCTGAGATTCAGAAGACAATTGTATCTTGGTTGAACGATGCAAAAGCTACACAACAGGGGGCGTTATAATGCAAATCACAATTGATTTAAATATAGTGCGTAATGTCGGTGAAAGAGCGGGGCTTATCCTTGGATATGTGCAACGAATGGAGAATGAACGTGAGTTAAATAAGATGCGTTTAGTTGATTTGTCAGCTTGTGTAACAAACAAGCTTTTGCCGCAAGTATCTCGATCAACAGTTGTAAAAGCTATACGGGAATTAGAGGAACATAACCTAATTAAAGTAAGAACGACAGGGAGGACGAACTCTAAATGGTTCGTCTACTCCCTGCCGCAAGGTTAAGAGGTGATGGCGTGACAGTCTATGTATTAATTCGAGAAACCTTTACCTATTGTGGCGATTGTGTAGTGATAAGTGCAGTGAATATCGAGGGTGTTTTTGCTCATGAACTTGATGCGAATTTAGCTTTGCTTGATTCGAAAGGTGATGAATTTGATTACTTCTACATTGAGGAAAAGGAGTTAGTTGAATGAGTGAAATATGACGTGTGCAAGAGAGTAAGGGCAGGTGAAGACTTGTGACAGGATGGATTAAATTACACAGAAAAATCATGCATAATCCTATTTTTCATGATTTCCAACTGTATAGATTATGGTCAATTTGTTTAATGAGTGCCAACCATGCAAAGGGACAGGTGGTCATTGATGGAAATGTTATGGAAATAGAAGAAGGTCAGTTTGTTGTAGGTAGGTTTTCACTCTACGATTTGTACAATAGAGGGCTATCTCCAAAGGATAAAGTGCGCGGAGAAAAAACTCCATATCGTTGGCTAGAAAAATTAGAAAAACTCGGATATTTGACCCTTGAAAAGACCAGCAAATATACCGTCGTAACCGTTGTGAACTGGGGGTTTTATCAAGGTAGTGACCAGGAGAGTGACCATCAGGTTGACCAACAAATGACCATCAAAAGACCAACAGATGACCATCAAATGACCACAAACAAGAATGTAAAGAATGTTAAGAATGAAAAGAAGAAAAATACTTCTCGTCTGAAATATGAAATTACAGACATGGAGAATGCAAAACTATTATTCAAACTCATGTTAGAGAATAACGAAAATTGTAAAGAACCGAATTGGAATTCATGGGCTAATGAAATGAGATTAATGAGAGAACGAGATAAACGAACAGATGAACACATCCAATATGTTATTAAATGGTCTCAACGAGACTCATTCTGGAAAACAAATATCTTATCTCCTTCTAAATTAAGAAAACAATTCGATCAGTTGATAGTCAGAATAAAAGAAGAAAAAGAAAAGGAAGAAAAGAAGAAAGCTAAACAGGAAGGGTTTGATTTGAGTGATTAAAAAAGAAACGTTTGAACTTTTAAAAATGATTCAGGCTGTTTTTACAAACTTTGATATCACACAAGAAAAGATAGATACATGGACTGTTATTTTAAAAGACTACGAATTTGAGGATGTAAAAGCAAATTGTATTGCCTATATCCAGACAGCTAAGTTCGCTCCTAAACCATCTGACATTATCAAGATTAAGAATCAAGAACATAAAGTAGCACCTAATATACAAGAAACGAGAGCGTATTGGAGTAAATACAATCAAGATCAGTTGGCAACCAAGGAAGAAAGAGAGTTTCACTTGAAAGAAATGAGAAACATATTGGGGATTGAACGATGATGGATAAGCAACATTACAACCAAGAAGCGGAAGAAGCTATTTTAGGAGCGATATTTCAAGATAATAGCCTCCTGCAAGGAACCATAATCAATGAATCACACCTGTTCTTCGAACAACATAAGATCCTGTTTACAATCATGAAGGAACTACACGAGAAAGAGTTACCGATTGAGATGATACAGGTTGCGGAGGATTTAAAAGGGAAAAGGCAGTTCGATGCGGTAGGGGGATTTCGTTTTGTTGCCCATATATCAGAGTGTGTAGTCACTACAGCTAACTTTAAGCATCATGAAAAGATTGTATTAGACCACTGGAAGGTGCGTGAATCGATTCGGAAATCTGGTGAGCTACAAAATGTCTTGGCAACTCAAAAGGATTTCGAGAAAGCGCAAACCATCTTACAAGATATTGAGCAGATCCAGACACACAGCAGAAAGGAAAAGTTCAGTTTACGAGATGCAATGGTGGAAGTGTATGAGGGAATGCAACAGGAGAATGGTGAACTGACGGGAGTAGATACAGGATATGGAGCGCTCAATGTCATGACCAGTGGGTTACAACGACAGAATTTGATGATTATAGCGGCACGTCCAAGTTTAGGGAAAACAGCCTTTGCGTTAAACGTAGCGAAAAACGCGGCTAAGGGTTCTGTTGATAAAAGTACGGGGGAGATCAAAAAGGGTGCAATTGTCAGCATCCACTCGCTAGAAACACCCACCAATGATTTGTTGAAACGTATGATTTGTGCAGAAGGGAATATTGATGCCTCGAAGATGCGGAACCCGATGCAGTTCTTTAACAATGAGGATTGGTCGAAGTCAGCAATGGCGATGGGGACGATTAATGGATTAGATATCCACATCGATGATGAGGCGACACAGAGCGTCGGTGATATATACAGGACGGCGAATGAATTACGGAAAGAAAATCCTGATCGTGATTTGGTGATTATTATCGATTATCTACAGCTAATTAAAGGGAGCGGGAAACACGGGAATAATCGCCAACAAGAAGTAGCGGAAATATCGAGGTCACTCAAATTAATGGCTCGTAAATTAGATTGCACTGTAATAGCCCTATCGCAGCTTTCTAGAGCTGTTGAGAGCAGACAGGATAAAAGACCCGTGATGTCCGATTTACGCGAGACAGGGGCAATTGAGCAGGATGCAGACCTGATTGCATTTCTATACCGAGATGATTATTACAATAAAGACTCTGAAGCGAAAAATATAATCGAAGTGATTATTGGGAAACAACGGAATGGACCGATTGGAACAGTGGAGCTTGCTTTTGTAAAAGAGTTTAATAAGTTTGTTGATTTGGAGAGAGCGGCAACATGAAACTGAAAGATTACTTAGTTTGTGCGTATAAAGATGATATCAAAAGTGCGTATCTTCTTGTGGAGTTCTTAGTGTATGAAAAAGGTGTGTTACACCTGGATGATGATATCAGTAAACTCGAATTTTATTTTCAGGGCCGATTCAGGAATAAAATGAATGCGTATATCAGAGAATATGAGAAAGTCAGAGCACGAGATCAATTTCGAGTGGGATGAGGGTGTTCAGATTGCTGTGTGCGAGGTGATTGCATTACAAGTGACACAAAGTTAATCAATAAAATAAAACCTCTTAGAAACGAAAATAACAAGTATAGAAGAATGCCTATTGAAGGAGGATGGATGATATGAAATCACCGTATGATTATTATATTACACCGGATGAATATGAGAGAGCGGAGAGGAATGGGGTTTGTGCAAGTACGCTAAGGTCTAGAGTTTATGATCTTTGTTGGAGGAAAGAACGGGCGATTAATACACCACCTATTAAAAATCATCTTTGGCGTGAAGTGAAAGATATAGCGTTGAGTAACGGCATCGCTAAGAATACATTCGAAAAGCGAATAGAACTAGGTTGGAGTTTAAATCGAGCGATAACGCAAAGACCTATGAATTCAAAAGAAACAGTAGAAATACTAGAACAAAAGAAAAAACGTGTTTTTACAGATGAGCAAATACAACAAGCGGAGGAGAATGGAATCAGTTATAGATTGTTATATGATCGGGTGAGAAGACAAAAGTGGGAATTGGAAGTAGCAATAACAACTCCAGTGTTAACACGATCAGAATGTGCGAAGAGAGGGAAAGAAGCGTCTTATTGGAGTCAGTTAGGTTGATATGTCCGAATGTTCTGTTTATCTAGTGTTTCTGTATGAATGGGTTAATGGCTAATAGGGCCGAATTGTTATTATATGAAAAAAAAAGAACCTGCTAGTTATAAACAGGTTCTTGAAGCAAGGATGTGCAAGAAATTCAAGTTAGCTTGGACCAAAGAAACCTGTAGAATTCCTTGTGATAATAATGTATTCAAAGGAAATAAAAAGGTGAAAAGAATTTTATAAGAGGGGTGAGGAAATGTGGCAAAATGTTCAGAGGTGTTTAAAAATGAAGAATTTGATTTTAGCAATGAACCGATTGTAAATCAGAAAAAAACAACACAGAAAGTGTTAAAGGCATTAGCCGAATATCGGAAGGATAAAAGAGAGCTGTCAGAGGAAGGACAGAAATTGATTGAAGAAGCGATTCAAAATGATGAGTATGAGCGTGTCAGAGGAACTGAGGAATATAAGCGATTTAAAAATATTTGGAAGCTAGAACATGCACTGAAGTACGCTCTAAATGATCGCCAAAGAGAAATTATAGAAAAGGGATATTTAACAAAAGAGAAGCATAACTGGGTGAGGATGACAATGATATTAAATGTGTCTAGTTCGAAGTATTACAATGAAAGACGAGAGACATTTAGTAAATTAGCTCATGCATTAAAAATTGAAGTATATGATTGATTTCGTGGAAAAAATACGGAAAAAACGTGGAAAAAATATAAAATATATTGTTGTATGATTAAAGTGTCAATGAGACACATCGCGGAAACGGTGTTGTATGTTGATTCTTGATTTCTCTAAACACTCGGGTAGGGCAATTGATTATAGTTTACTCACGAATAAACGTAAGTAAGGGTCCGACCAACGAGGGAGAGGGTTTCACCTCTCTTTGAGCCGAGGAACCCCATGTTTGTTCCCCAGGTTAATGGATATCCAATTCTGATATCCTCGGTTCAAAGAGGTGTGAACCTTTCATATATACGAGCGGCGCAACAGCGTTGCTTTTTCTGGATTTACTATATTGTTATGCAAGTTACTGAAAAGGGGGACGGTGATATGTAATGAGATTAACTCCTAAGCAACAAGCGTTTTGTGATTATTATATTGGAATAGGGAATGCGACTGAGGCGGCTAAGAAAGCCGGGTACAGTGAAAAGACTGCGAAAGATATGGGGAGTGAAAACCTAGCAAAACCCCACTTGAAATCCTATATAGAGAAGCGTATGGCTGAAAAGGACGAGGAAAGGGTAGCGTCACAAGATGAAATCCTGCACTTCCTTACCAATGTTATGCGAGGCGAAACAACGGAACAAATACCTGTCGGACAAGGAGAGGGGTATTTTGAACTCCAAGATAAGGATACTTATGTAAAAGACCGTGTGAAGGCTGCGGAACTCCTTGGTAAACGTCATATGATGTGGACGGAGAAGAAAGAAGTTTCCGTCACAGTACCAACATTTGTCGATGATGTGCCGGTGGATGAAGATGAATAAAGCACCAGTAAACGTACAACCCACCATTAACTTCCGTGAAGTCATCGGGAAAGGCTATAACCGCTTCTGGCATTCTAAGAACTTCTATCGGGTCTGCAAAGGCTCACGTGGCTCCAAGAAGTCAAAAACCACCGTAATAAACCTCACAAAAAGGCTCATGCAATATCCCTGGGCCAATATCTTGGTTGTCCGTAGATTCTCCAATACATTAAAGCAATCCTGTTATACCGATTTTAAATGGGCGATTAACCACCTAAAGGTGAAACACCTGTTTAAATTCAATGAATCCATGCCAGAAATCACATACACACCAACCGGCCAGAAGATATTACTACGTGGATTGGATGATCCTCTCAAAATCACATCTATTACGGTTGATGTGGGTATATTGTGCTGGGCTTGGTTTGAGGAAGCGTATGAAATAGAGGACCAACACAAGTTTGAAACGGTTGTTGAGTCGATTCGTGGTAAGTATGACTCACCAGACTTCTTTAAACAGATTACCGTGACATTCAACCCGTGGAGTGAAAATCATTGGCTCAAGTCTTACTTTTTTGATGAAGATACGCAAGCTTATGATACGTTCGCGATTACAACGACCTATAAGTGCAACGAGTGGCTAGATGAACAGGATAGAGCGCGTTATGAGAGTTTGTATACCAAGAACCCAAGGCGTGCGAAAATCGTTTGTGACGGTGAGTGGGGCGTAGCGGATGGTCTTGTATATGAAAGATTCCAAGTAAGAGATTTTGATATTGATGAAATACGTCAAAGGAAAGATGTACAAAGTGCTTTCGGGCTCGACTTCGGTTATACCAATGATCCAACTGCTTTATGTTGTTCATTAGTAGATATACGAAATGAAACGATATATGTATTTGATGAGCATTATGAGCAAGGTATGAGTAATAAACGAATCACTAAGATGATTCAAGATAAAGGGTACGTCAAAGAAAAGATTACAGCGGATTCTAACGAACCGAAGAGTATCGATGAGATTAAATCACTTGGTATAAGAAGAATAGAAGGTGCACGTAAAGGTAAAGATTCCATCAACAATGGTATTCAGTTCATTCAAGGCTTTAAGATTGTCATTCATCCATCTTGTGTTGAGTTTATTAAAGAGATTAATAACTATATTTATGCAACGGATAAAAAGACAGGGAAGAAACTGAATACGCCAATTGGTGACTTTAACCACTTAATGGATGCATGGCGTTATTCAATAGAGCGATTTTTGAAAAAAGGCGGCAAGTTGAAGTCGTTTAATAAATCTTTACTTGGATTATAGGAGGTGATACCTTGCTAACATTTGAACAAGCAAGAATACAATACACTCGTTTTAAGACGGAGGACAAGGCATTTAAGCGATTGCAAAAGCTTCATGACTATTATGTCGGTGAACATGAAATCATGAAGAAGAAAGAGCGTAAGGGTAATAAAACATACCGCATTGTGCATAACTTCGCGAAATACATTACCACGATTTCTACGAGTTATTTCCTCGGTTCCCCCGTTTCGTATGTATATTCAAAACCACAATTTGAAAAAGCGTTAAATATCCTGGAAGACAACGATGAAGAAACAGTGAACTATGACAATGCTGTGAACTGTTCGATTTATGGTGTGGCGTATGAACTCCAATACTTCGATGAACGAGGAGAATATAACTTCATCGATTTAGACCCTCGAAATGTAATTGTAATGGATGATGGAATGGTAAAACCACACCTGACAGATGCGATTGTCTTCTCTGAAACATTGTTAAAAGATAACGAGTATAAGGTCCGCATGGATGTATACGACAATAAAGAGCGTGCGACGTACGAGTTTATTCATAAAACAGCTGAAAAGGCGGATACGGATATTCCGTATGAATTGGTGGACCAGGTACCGCATGGATTTGAGAGAGTACCAATTATCAAGTACAAGAACAATAAGTTTGAGCTTGGGGAATGGGAAGACTGTGTTGCGCTGATGGATGCCTATAATAACGCTGTATCAGGGAATGTAGAGGATTTATCTGACTTCACGGATGCGTTCTTGAAGCTTCGTAACATGTTGGATACGGAGAGAGAAGATATACAAAAGGTTAAGGATGACAAGGTGTTTCTTCTGGATGAAGATGGCGATGCTGATTGGCTCATTAAAAATGTGAATGATACCTTCGCTCAAAACGTGAAGAGAGGACTGAAAGAGGACATTCACAAATTCTCGTTCGTTCCAGATATGAGTGATGAGTCGTTTGGTAGTAACCTTTCAGGCATCGCAATTAAGTACAAGCTCCTCGCATTAGAACAAGTCAGAGGTCAAAGGGTTCGTATGTTCCGTAAGGCTCTGACAGATCGATTAGACTTTATTAACAAGTATGTAGGGATGACGAACAGTGATATCTTTGACCATCGCGATGTGAAAATTCAATTTAATCCGAATTTACCGCCTAACTTGTTGGAAGAGGCTGAACTTGTAGCAAAACTACAGAGTACGTTGCCGCAAGAAGTGCTGTTATCCCTTCTATCCTTCATCCAAGATGTGAAACAAGTCATGGAGATGAAGAAACAAGAGGAAGAGGAGAAGTTTGATGGATATAACAATTTCGAAGACTCAAATAAAGTAGCTGATACAGATGCCGACGATTGAGGAGTATTGGATAAGAAGAGCCGAGCAATTAGAAGAGAAGTGGCATAAAGAAGCCAAGAAACTAGAGAAGCGATTACAAGCATCCTATCTACGTGCTTACCGTGAAGTGAATAAAGAGATGCGGCTTTATCTCACGAAAAAGGACTTTGATTATAACAAATTAAACGAGGTCTTGAGTAAAGCGGAACGTGAAATACGTAAAAAGGGATTGACTGATTATCTGGACCATTTAAGCGAGGTAGATTCAGCTATAAAAGATTCAATGGAACAGGAAATCAAGCAACATATCAATCTAGCGAAGGTCACTCGCTTGGATGCAATCTCATCTGAAATGCTAAGGGTGCTATCAGATCAAGTGATACAGGATGAGAAGGCTATCCGTAAGCAAATGACAACCGTTTACACCGAAACGCTGTTACGGAACAAATATGAGTTTCTGAAGCTAGGGGTCGAAACGCCTGTTTATGTATTGAACGAAAAGATAATCAAAGATATCCTCTCGTATCCGTGGAGTGGTGAGAACTTCTCGAATCGTATATGGAATAACAAAAAGAAGTTGTTACAGGTATTACGAGAAGAATTGACACAAGGTGTGATCCAAGGACTTCATGCGGATGAAGTATCCGAACGATTAGCTAGAAAGATGAATGTAGAAATGAGACACGCTATCACACTTGTGCATACGGAATCGGCTTATTTTTACAATAAGGGGACGTTGGATAGTTATGGAGAAGCGAGAATTGAGCAATACAAGCTTCACGTTACCTTCGACAGAAGAACTTCTCCCGTATGCCGTTCTCTCGATACAGGAAAGGTGTACAACAGGGATGATGCTAGTGTGGGTGTTACTTATCCTCCTTTTCATCCTCGTTGTAGAACGTTGCCGATACCGTATTTCGAAGGGGTAAGTGGCCCGAAATATCGTTGGGTGAGAGATAACGTGGGTAAGAGTGTGAAAGTGGATGAACCAGAAATGAGTTTCACAGATTATAAGAAACAATTTTGGAAATAGATACCCGTCGTACTGGTGGACGTTAAACACTCGGAATCGACAGCCGACGGGCTATAAATGGAGGTAATAGAATGAAACCAGTAATAGGGAAACATGTAGTAAAAGCAGATTTAACACCAGAGGAAACATTAGCGTATGCGGGGATGTCGTTTGTTCCTAAGTTGCGATTAGGTGATTTCCAATACTTTTCTGATGGAGATAATCCGAATCCAGAAGACAACAAAGAAACAGATCATACAAATAACCCAGGTGGAACTGATCCAGAGGATAATCCGAATGATCCACCTGCAAAGACATTCACGCAAGCTGATGTGGATGCACTCATCGCAAAAGAGAAGAAGCGCGCGGCGAAAAGAGCACGTGAAGAAGCTGACAAAGAGTATCAGCGTAAAAGCATGACGGATGAGGAACGTAGACAACAGGAGCTGGAAGACCTCAAGAAAGAAAATGAGTCGTATAAAACGAAGGCACGTCGTGCGGAGCTGAAAGATCATGCGACAACACTGTTACAAGATGCTGGTGTTCCAGCTCGTTTCGCTAGTCGTTTGATTGGTGAGGATGAGGAAGCAACGGAACAAGCGGTACATGAGTTTATTGCGGATTGGAATAGCGAAATGTCTACAGCAGTAAAAGGGAAGTTAGCTGGACAGACACCAAAAACACCAAAAGTAGAAAAAGAAACTACAGACAAAGTCGAAGCGGCATTTGATGCGGCTTGGAATGAATAGGAGTGAGTATATATGCCAATTGAATTAACAACGAAGTTTGCTAAGAAGATTGATGAACGTTTTACAACAGGTGCTCTTTCAACGCCAGGTGTAAATAATGATTACGATTGGGCAGGAGCGGCTACGATTAAAGTTACATCCGTAGATGTAGTGCCATTGGGAGACTATAAACGTGCAGGTTTAAGTCGTTTTGGTACACCAGAAGAGTTAGAGAACAGCTTACAAGAGCTTACTTTAACGCAAGATAAATCTTTTACATTTACGATCGATAAAATGAATGAAGAAGAAACGGAAATGAAAGCTGGACAAGCTTTGGCTCGTCAAATGAAAGAGGTGGTAATTCCTCATGTAGATACGTACCGTTTTGGACAAATGGTGAAACATGCAGGTCATGTTGTAGAAGGTGAATTAACAGCTAAAACAGCATATGAAGCGGTTGTAACAGGTACTGAGGTATTAGATGATGCAGAAGTACCGGAAAATCGAGTCTTATTTACAGACGCTGCCTTTATTAAACACTTAAAACTATCTGATGGTTATGTAAAAGCTTCTGATCTAGCGCAATCAAAAATCGTATTTAAAGGACAAGTAGCCGAATTAGACGGAATGCCTATCGTAAAAGTTCCTTCGAAACGATTAAATGGTGCGAACTTCATTATCTGTCATAAATCCGCGACAGTCGCTCCTGTTAAACTTGCTGAATATCGTCTTCATAAAGATCCTCCTGGTATTTCTGGTTCTCTTGCAGAAGGACGAGTATACTTCGACGCATTTGTCCTAAAAAATAAGAAAGATGCAATCTATGTCCACAAAAAGAAAGAATCTAGCGGTGGTGGAGACACAAAAACAACCCCGAAATCTAAGTAATGGAGAGCTTCGGCTCTCTATCCTCTTTAAGGAGGTAACACATGATTACCACAAAAGATAATGTAAAGAAAATCCTTCGCATGCAGGACAATAAGCAAGACGAACTCATCGAAATGTTTATCCCCATGGTAGACTCCTTTATCCGCAGACATACAGGCAATGACTTCAAACGTGGTTATCCACCAGATTATGAGATTATCGCAATTAGACTTGTAAAATACCACTTGGATTCAACTGAAGAGGACAACCAAGACGGTGTAAAAAGTGAACGGTTAGGTTCAAGTAATATCACGTACGCAACCGACGAAGAACAATACCCGAAGCACTTGTTAAAAGGGTTAAGAAAGAGGCTGAGAACATTATGCGATCCAGAGGAAGATTAAAACGAATGATGAAGCGGTTTGGGACTCCGGTAACGGTGTATCGAAAAGGGAAGAGTTCCGATCCATATAACCGTGGCAAGTATCAAAAGGTATCTTCATTTGAGGGGATTGTGGATGAAACCCTGCAAGGTGGGGATATCGGTATGGCTTATCAAAAGGTGACAGAGGATATCAGTGCTGTTATGTATTGTTTCCCAACTGACATAAAAAAAGGTGACGTGATTGTAACGAAAACGAAGCGTTACAGTGTGAAAAAAGCATCTAACCCAATGAGTGCGGATAGTCATTTGGAAGTGGCGCTGGAAGAAACGGAGATGAAAATCGATGAGTTTTCGGTATGAGTCTCATTTCGATAAAGCTATACGAAAGATGCAGACGGTGGAAAAACTTGCTGTTAAACGCGGTGCGGAGTATATCAAAGGGAATGCGGTGACCTACTCAAGAAAGAGAAGTGGAGATACCGCAAGAGGATTTCAAACAAAAGTAGGTATGGAGGGGGCAACTCCAAAAGGGATTGTTTTTAACAACAATGAAAATGCCATCTATGAAGAGTTTGGAACAGGTATTCACGCTGAAAAAGGTGGTAGGAAAACACCGTGGGTGTACAAAGATAAGCGAACAGGTAAGTTCTTTCGAACGCGAGGGAAAAAGGGTACGAAAGCATTTCGAAACGCTGGTGAGAATCACAAATCAGAAGTAGGACGGATTATGATAGCCGCTATGAAAGGCGGGATGAAATGATAGATTTAATACAATTTATAGATGCGTTTTTAAAAGAAGTATTTGAACCGTATGAAGCGGATGTGTATTACAGAGAAGCCGATAAGGAAGTCATGAAACTCCCTTATGTCGTGTACGAGAGTCAATCGGATGCTGTATCAAGAGTAAGAGAGGACTTTACATTCACGGTTCATATTTGGAGCCATGAAGCGGATTATCTCATTCAAGATGAAGTGTCAGAGAAAATCAAACAATCTATTCTGAACGGAACGTTAAGAACCCAATGTGCACCCATGAGCATCGCAGTTGATTATATGGGACGGGCTGATATTCCGGCTGAGGGACAACAGATTCGAGTGAAGGAAGTTCGTTTTAAAGTGAGACATTACAACATGTAAGAAAGGTAGGTTTTGCAAATGGCATCACCAAGACCAAATCCACATGCCCTTGTATTAGGTGAAGGGGCAATCATTATGAATTTTGGAATCAAAGATAAAGAGATTCCATTAGGAGCGTTACGAGGTGGAGGTTCGTTCTCGTATGAACCTGAATTTAAAGCAATAGAATATAACGGTTCAAAAGGCGATACAAAAGGTTTTAAACGGATTGTTGGATCTAAGACACAGCTCAAAACCGGTGGATTACTAGAATTTTTTGATCCAAAAAAAGTAGTGAACTTCTTCCCAGGTGCAGAAGTTGAAAAAATGAAAAAGACAGTAAATGGCAAACAAAAATCTTATTCCGTTATCACTTCTCGTGAAAAGGTAACGATGGATTCGTATCTTGAAAACATTACTTTTGTAGGCGAAACAACCGACGGACGAGACGTAATCATCATGGTACTAAATGCCTTAAATGATAGCGCAATTGAAGCGGCGTTCGAGGGTGGAGATGAAACAGCTCCAGAAGCAACGTTCACTGGTCACCGTGACCCTTGTGACTTGGATAAAGCACCATTTGAAATTTGGATTGAGGGTGGTGGGAAAGATTTCACTTGTGATTTACCACCCGAAGCGACAAATAAGATCAAAACATTAGAAAAGAAATAGGGAGGGGATTTCCCCTTCCATTCATATAAAAGGAGACGGATAACATGGCAATTCAAGTCAATCAAGAAATCAAAACAATGCGTAAGTTAGGCTTTTCAGACACGTTTTCATTTTCTCGTATCTTAAAGAAAATGGGGATCAAAGAAGAAATCACATCATTCTTTAAAAGCGGGATGCAAATATCACAAAAAGCACAAGCATTAATTGATAAACATGGCGAAGACAAAATTCCGAAAAAAGAAGAGAAAGAATTAATGGCAGAAAAAATCAATATCGGTACAGAATTCTTCTACACAGTGATAATCAACTTAGGGGACGCTGAAACAGAGTTTTATAAGTGGCTCGGTGATCTATACGGTGTGAAGAAAGAAGATGTAAAACAACATGCGGATTTACAAAACGTAATAGAAGACATAAAAGAAAATGAAGGTTTACCGGGTTTTTTGAATGGTCTCAAAGCTGCGATGACATTAATGAGATAGACGTTATTGATACATTAGCGGCAAGGTATAACGACATGTCCTATATCTCTTCTTTATCCATCCACGAGGTGTTTTCCCTCTATTACAAGGCCAAGAATAAGCAAATGGAAGATAGGCGTTTCCAAACTTGGCTGCATCATATTCCCGTTATGGCTTTTAGTGGAAAGATTATCCCTTATGAAGAAGCATTTTCTACAAGTGAGCAGAAACAAAAGAGTCGCATGACAGAAGGGGACAAGGAGAGAATCCTCAAACGAGCGGCTGACATATCAAATCGATTCAAAGAAATGCGTGGTGAGTAACGCACATGGAAGTATTTAAAATGTTTGGCTCCGTGTTCTTGAAAGATGAGAAGGCACGGAAAGGGTTAAAGGATTTAGATGCACATGCCTCCAAAACGTCCCAGGGTATGGGAAGTAAGTTTGGTAGTTTAGGTGGTGTATTTGGCAAGTTGGGTGGTTCTATAGGCGGGGCAGCCTTACTCATGGGTGGTATGGCTGGAGCGGCAGTAGGAGTAGGTGCTGCATTTGGCGGGATTATATCTGCCGGAGCGGGATTTGAAAAGACTATGTCTGCTGTACAAGCTGTGACCGATGCCTCTGGTGAAGACATGAAGCAACTGTCCCAATTAGCTAAAAAAATGGGTTCAGAAACAAAGTTTAGTGCCTCCCAAGCTGCGGAAGGTATGCAATATTTAGGTATGGCAGGATTTAAGACCAATGACATTATGAAAGCTATGCCTGGTATGTTGTCGTTAGCTGCTGCCGGTCAATTAGATTTAGGTAGAGCGGCAGATATCACATCCAATATCATGTCTGGGTTCGGATTAAAAGCCGATACAGCCGGTCACGCTGCTGACGTATTAGCAAAAGCTGCTGCGAACTCAAATACAAACGTAGAGCAAATGGGCGAAGCAATGAAGTATGCCTCCGGTTCAGCATCTACTGTCGGTTTTACAATGGAAGAAACATCTGCCGCTATGATGGCAATGGCAAATGCCGGATTACAAGGGTCTGTTGCAGGGCAAGCGTGGGGTACCTCTTTAAACCGTTTAGCGAAGCCAACTAAGGCGATGAAAAGAGTTATGAATGAACTGAACTTAGAATCTGTTTAGAATCTATGGTATAATCTGTACAAAAAAGGATATTTTCTATGATACACAATTATACAAGCAATGTTTCACGTGAACAGTTTGAACTCATTCGAGAAGATTTAGAACATGCACGAAAAAGGACGCGTCCACGC